TAGTAGGTTAAATTTTTCAGCAGTTGGTGCTTTTTGTAGATTTATCACGTCAAGTGGCGACCCAAATGGAAAATCATTTACCAATTCTATTTATTTAAAATCAGACACATCTACTTCTGTTAAATTAGCAATTTTAGGAAGTGGTGGCGGATTAGGCTACATAACAGAAACATTAACATTAACTAGTGAGTGGCAAAGATTTGATATATCACAAACTTTTAGTGGTGTTGGCGATAATGTTAGATTCAGATTATTATCTACTGAAATAGGCTCTATATTTGCTTGGGGTGGTCAATGTGAAGAACTATCCTACGCTACATCATACATACCAACATACGGTAGTACAGTTACAAGAGCAACAGAAACACTAGCAGGTAGTGGTAATAGTACATTAATAAATAGTACAGAGGGTGTTTTATATGCAGAGATAGCAGGATTAGTTGATGCTGATACTTCTGATAGAGTAATTTCATTATCTGATAACACTATAACTAATAGAGTAGAAATGAAACTTTCTAGTAGTGGTTCTATTCAAGGTAGATTTGATAGTGCTTCTAGTGATATAACTTTAACAGAAACAGGATTGACTGCAAGTAATTTTAATAAAATAGCATTAATTTGGTCAAGTGGTAAATGTGCTTTATTTATTAACGGAGCAAAAGAGCAAGAGGATTTAACCTTTAATACTTTTGCTAGTGATGTATTATTTGACTTGTCTTTTGATAGTGCTTACTTAGGTGGTAGTAGCAACTTTTACGGAGAAGTAAAAGCACTAGCAGTATTTGATGAAGCACTAACAGATACAGAATTACAAAACTTAACGAGCTAATGAATAAGATAGGTAAATACGAGTTTACAAACGAATCTACAGCTAAAAGCAAAATAAACGCTTTAGAAGAAGGTCATAAGCATGTTGTTATTAAGTTAGGTAACATTACTATAACTCCAGGTGATTATGATGAAGAAGGTAATGAAGTTGAAGCGCCAATAAATTCTGTAATGTATCACGTTGACGTATTATGGAAAGGTTTAGAACCTGTTGATGCAGAAGCTGAAACTTTAGATTACACTCATCCTGAAGGGTGGGCTGATTACGCAGTAGAAATAGAAGATAATGGCGTCCACGCTTTTATGGGTCTAGACTACGCGGATTACAAATTTTAGTAAACAATTAAATTAAATTAAATTATGGGAAAATCAATTGACTTGGCTGCTAAGCCAGAAAAAATTAAAGACGAAGAATTAAAAGAAGTTCAGCAAGTTATTTCTATGACTAATCAAGTCAAAATGGAGATAGGTAACACTGAGGCTAGAAAGCATGCACTTCTTCATGAGCTAGATGGTGTAAACCAAAAGCTTCAAGGTATTCAAAAAAGTTTAGAAGAAGCTTACGGTAAGATTGATCTTGACATCAATACTGGAGAAATTAAATACCCAGAAGATGAGCAAGCTGATTCGTAAAATAACTATAGGTAAAGATTACAAGATTGACGCCATGCACTATTCTGTTGGACAGGATGTGTATGGTGGTCATACTATATGTAACATTATAGAGTCTGAAACAAAATACAGTATATACATACAGAAAGGTAACGATGTTTTACCTTGGAAAGACTTCAATAAAAACATGGCTGTTTCTGTAGAGTACAACCTAGAGTATTAATGCAAGCACTTTACGATTTTATAATAGAACCTAAAGGCGGTAGGTATAATAACTCTGTAAAAGTTGAAGACAAAAATCTCATACTAAACACTGAGGTTTATAACCATCAATACGTAAACAGAGAAGCAACTGTTATGGCTATACCTCTAAATTATGATGGTGAAGTTAAAGTTGGTGACACTATTATAGTTCATCACAACGTGTTTAGACGATGGCATAATATTAGAGGCGAAGAGAAAAACTCTAGAGGTTACTTTGAAGACAATAAATACTTTGTTACTAAAGATCAAGTTTTTGCTTACAATAGAAACGGTAAGTGGAAACCTGTTAATGGTTACTGCTTCGTTAAGCCTATAAAGTGTATAGACTTTTTTTCTGAAGACAAGGAGAGAAAACTTATAGGTATAGTAAAATTTACAGACGGGTGTGTTGATGTAGGAGATCTAGTTGGATTTGAACCCTACAATGAGTATGAGTTTGTTATAGATGGCCAAAGACTATATAGAGTTATTTCAAAAGACATTACAATTAAATATGAATATCAAGGAGACGAAGAAGAGTATAATCCAAGCTGGGCATAAAGCTGTTGAAGAGCTAATCAAAGTAGCTAAAGAAGCTATTGTTGATAGTGGTGATGACATTACTGCTGATAGGCTGAAAAATGCGGCCGCAACTAAAAAGCTAGCTATATTCGATGCTTTTGAAATATTAAATAGAATACAAGAAGAAGAAAACCTGCTAGAAGGTAAAGAGCCTGAGAAGAAGGAAGAAAGAGTATTTAAAGGTTTTGCGGAAGGTAGATCTAAAAAGTAAATGTACGAACAGACCTTATACAAGATAATAGAACCTATAAAGGCTAACACTTTAAAAAGACTAAACAGGTCTAAGAAGTGGAAGTATGGCTATGACAAAGACAACGATGTTGTAGTGATATCTAGAACTGGTCAGATAGGAGAAGTGTACGACATTCAAGGTTTAAAAATCGCTTTACCACCATCTCCTAAAAGCGTATATAGCAATGATAAAGATAAGTGGCAGCGTATTGAGCCACCAAAAGCTTTAAGTAAACTTAAAAATATATTTGACTGGAGAGAGTATCCAGAAGATCAAAAAGACCAATGGTACGATTACATAGATGAAGAGTTCAAGAGAAGAAGTGAAGGTTTCTGGTTTCAAAATGCTAGTGTTCCAACTTATATTACAGGAACTCACTACATGTACTTACAGTGGAGCAAGATAGACGTAGGCGCTCCAGATTTTCGTGAAGCTAATAGATTATTTTTTATATTTTGGGAAGCCTGCAAAGCAGACGTAAGAAGTTATGGTATGTGTTACCTTAAAAACAGACGTTCTGGATTTTCATTTATGAGCTCTGCTGAAACAGTTAATCAAGCAACTATTTCTAGTGACAGCAGGTTTGGTATATTATCAAAGTCTGGTGCTGATGCTAAAAAGATGTTTACAGATAAAGTCGTACCTATATCAATAAACTACCCTTTTTTCTTCAAGCCTATTCAAGACGGTATGGATAGACCTAAGTCTGAGCTTGCGTATCGTGTGCCAGCTAGTAAGTTTACTCGTAAAAAAATATCTAGTAATGAAAAGCTAGAAGAGCTTGAGGGATTAGATACAACTATAGACTGGAAAAACACTGGAGACAATAGTTATGATGGTGAAAAACTTAGTTTATTAGTTCATGATGAAAGTGGTAAATGGGAAAAGCCTGACAATATACTAAATAACTGGCGAGTAACAAAAACCTGTCTTAGACTAGGTAGTAGGATTATTGGTAAGTGTATGATGGGCTCAACGTCTAATGCGTTAGATAAAGGTGGCGACAACTTTAAAAAATTATACAACGACAGTGATGTCAAAAATAGAAATAAAAATGGTCAAACAAAATCTGGTTTATATGCTTTGTTTGTTCCAATGGAATGGAACTTTGAGGGATTTATTGATGAGTATGGACGACCTGTCTTCACTACTCCAGGACGAGATGTTTATGGACCAGACGGTGAACTAATTGACATAGGGGTTGTAGATCATTGGGAAAATGAAGTAGATGGCTTAAAAGACGACCAAGATGCTTTAAACGAGTTTTATCGTCAGTTTCCAAGAACAGAAGAGCACGCATTTAGAGATGAAACTAAAAACAGTCTTTTTAATCTAACTAAAATATACGAGCAAATAGACTACAATGAAGGCCACAGAAACTCTTCTGTAGTAACCACTGGATCTTTTCAATGGGCTAATGGCATGAAGGATACTCAAGTAGTATTTAATCCCGATCCTAATGGCAGGTTTAAAGTTAGCTGGGTTCCAGATAGAAATCTTCAAAATAGAGTGATACTTAAAAATGGAGTAAAATACCCAGGAAATGAGCATATTGGTGCCTTTGGTTGCGATAGCTATGATATTAGCGGTACTGTTGATGGTAGAGGATCCAACGGATCTCTTCATGGACTAACCAAGTTTAGCATGGAGTCAGCACCGGCCAACACATTTTTTCTTGAGTATATTGCTAGACCACAAACCGCAGAAATATTTTTTGAGGACGTATTAATGGCCTGCATATTTTACGGTATGCCAATACTAGCGGAGAATAATAAGCCAAGACTACTATACCATTTTAGAAGAAGAGGATATAGAGGGTTTAGTATGAATAGACCAGATAAAGTTTGGAATAAATTATCTGTTACTGAAAAAGAAATAGGTGGTATGCCAAACTCAAGTGAAGATATAAAACAAGCTCATGCAGCTGCTATTGAAATGTATATAAATGATCACGTAGGTCATATAGACGATGGGACTTACGGAACAATGTATTTTAATGAAACGCTAAATGACTGGGCTAAGTTTAATATAAACAAAAGAACAAAGCACGATGCTTCTATAAGCTCTGGTTTAGCAATAATGGGTTGTAATAGACATTTATACAAACCTAGACAAGATAAAGCTAGAAGCACCGTAAATGTAAGTATGGCTAGATATACTAATGACGGATATTCGTCAAAAATAATTAAACACTAAATATGGCTGACTCAGTTGTAAAAAGTTATTTTCCAAGTCAGGTTGTAAGCGACCTAGAGAA